TACTGATGGTGGTTTCCCGGCTGATATTAAACCTTCATTTAACTACTCATTAAAACCTACTGCGGTTGGTGATATGTTTCAGAATTTAAGATTACCTATTAAAGATGTAGAACAGGGATGGTTAAAGACTGCAATTGTAGGGGCTGTAAATGATGTGGCAAATACATGGGAAGTTGATAGTATTTTTGGACATAGACAAGCATTCGAATCTGCAATTGTTGCTGAATGTAACTTGAGATTATCTAAATGGTTTGTGGTTTCTCAGATGAGATCTAATATTGTTCCACCTGACGCATTGCAAGACGCGATTATTGCTAAAACAAAATCAGTGCAACAAGCAGAAGCATCTAAACAGCAGGCGTTAGCGGCTAAGGCAGATGGTGAAAGAAAAGTAGCAGTAGCAAAGGCTGACTCAGCTGAAACAATTATTAATGCATCAGCTCAAGCATTAGCAATTAGATTAAAGCAAAAAGAATTAACAGCTAATTATATTGAATTTAAGAAAATTGAGAAATGGGACGGACAATTACCTAGCACGATGGCAGGTGGACAAGGAACCTTTCTGAATATAAAATAATATTACCTACCACAAAAGGGTGCTAGCAGCAATGTTAGCACTTTTTTACTGTTCGGTTGGTTTTTATCATTATTTTTATTATATTATAGTATGAAATCAGAAGTAAATTATATCGCTCCATTGTATAAGCTGTCTTTAAGAGATGCTACAACAGTGCCTAGAAGAATATCATATTCACAATGGTCAGTTTATGAAAAATGTCCTAAACAATGGAAACTTTCATACATTGATGGTTTAGCTCCATTTACATTTAGCATAGAGACTTGTTTCGGAACAGCATTCCACGAAACCCTGCAACATTTCTTAACGGTTATGTATACTCAATCAGTCAAAAGAGCTGATGATTTAAATTTGCGTGAGATACTAACAGATAAACTTCGCGATGAATATAAACGTTGTGTAGCTGAGAATAATGGAGAACATTTTTCAAATCCATTACAATTAGCTGAGTATTTAGAAGATGGTGCCGCTATTTTAGATTGGTTAAAGAAACGACGCAAACAATACTTTTCTACAAAGAATTGGGAATTGGTTGGCATTGAAATTGAGTTATGTACTCAGGCATCTGAAAAGAATCCATCTGTATTTTGGTATGGATTTATTGATGTTATATTACGAGATGTTGCAAACAATACAATTCATATAATTGATATTAAAACTAGTAGAACTGGTTGGAATAAATATCAAAAATCAGATTCAATTAAGGCAGCTCAATTAGTAGCATATAAGAATTACTTTTCAGAACAATTTGGAATTCCTAAGGATAATATAGATGTTGAATTTTTTATTGTGAAAAGAAAGTTAGTTGAGGAGTCAATGTTTCCTCAGAAACGAATTCAACAATTCAAACCAGCATCTGGATCTGTAACACAAAGAAAAGTGCAAAAATTAATTGATAGTTTTGTGGATCATTGTTTTGATTTAGAAGGCAACAAGAAAGCTGATCAGGAATATATTGCAGTTTCAGGCAAAGGTGATAAGAATTGTAAATATTGCCCATTTAAAACAGATTATGTAAATTGTCCTAAAGAAAATAGGATTCGTCAATAAAAATATTTATAATAGTAATATGAAGCGTTATAAACATGAACATATATATGTATATCAATTTGAATTAGCAAAGCGAGATCCATATGTAGGAGTAGAAAAATGTGAATATGTATTGTGTACTAATATAGATGGACCAAAACATAAAGAGAACATAAAAACATTGGAAACCATGCTCAGAACAGTATACGGCTTTATGCCAAAAGGTGTTAAATTTTTATACGAAAAGAACTAATGACAAAAGTTGCAGTAATAGGAAATACAAATTGGCAGAATAAACGAAAAGTACAAGAAACTCTTCGTATGTTAAAAACAAAGTTTCCAGATAACCTTGTTATATTGGGTGCTGGTGGTGCTGAAGGTGCTAATTCATATGTTAGAAAATATGCATTAGAGTTCGGAATGGATTATAGTGAATTTAATCCATCATTTAGTGGTTATAATCTATACTCAGCAATGCCCGAAGCATATTATGGTAAAAAGTATCATTTTAGTCAATTACATCACAGAATGAAATTAATTGCAGAACAATGTGATTATATGATGATAATGACCAATGAGTTACAATTAGATCCTGTGTTGAAAACTGCATGGACTAGATCAAAGAAATTAAATAAGCCTGTTGTTATACTAGGCTGATATTTATATTAAATAAGTTATAAACATAAATAGAAAGTTACAAATGAAGTTACCGTCGTTACATAAAATCGACTCAACACGTCCAGCAAAGAAGAAAATTCTATTATTAGCAGATGATTTTCGTTTGCCATCTGGTATCGGAACAATTAGTAAAGAAATTATTTTTAATACAGTAAAGCATTATGATTGGGATATGGTGATAGAAATATTTTATTTACTCTGATTAATCAAGAACAACCAGATGCAATATTTCATTTCACTGATCCTAGATATTGGACTTGGCTTTATGCATTAGAACATGAAATTAAAACAACTTTTAATATTCCTTTAGTTTATTATTCAATTTGGGACGACCTACCATATCCAATGTGGAACGCACCTTTTTATGGTAGTTGTGATTTGATTATGGGAATTAGCAAACAGTCTGACAATATCCACAAAGAAGTGCTTAAACAGAACGGTTTTGGTGTTGTTGATTATGATGAAAGTGATTCAGTACCATATGATCTTAAATGGAACCAAGTGATTACGGGATTCGTGCCACACGGATTAAATCATAATGTATTTAAACCATTAGATTCTAATGATTCTACATATCAATCAATGTTTAAACAAATTAAAACAAATAATGATGTTGATTTCGTTGTAATGTGGAATAATAGAAATATTAGAAGAAAACAGCCAGGAGATTTAATATTAGCATTTAAACACTTCTGGGATCAGTTACCAACCGAACAAAAGTCTAAAGTTGCATTATTAATGCATACTCAGGCAATTGATGATAATGGAACTGATTTACGTGCAGTAGCAAAGACATTGGCACCTAAATGTAAAATTATATTCTCAGAACAAAAATTATCGGCACAAGATCTTAATGCAATGTATAATGTATCTGATGTTGTAGTGAATATTGGTAGCAACGAAGGATGGGGACTTAGTTCAACTGAGGCAATACTTTCGGGAACACCTATTATTAACAATGTTACTGGTGGTTTGCAAGATCAATGTGGTTTTGTTGATGAGAATGATGAATGGATCCGTTTTGATGGTAAGTTTGCAACAAATCACACAGGTAGATACGAATTACATGGGGTATGGGCTAAACCAGTATTTCCATCGAATAGATCTTTACAAGGATCGCCAGCAACTCCATATATTTTTGATGATCGTGTAAAATTTGAAGATGTAGCAGATGCAATCATGTATTGGTATACAACTCCAGAAACATTGAGAAATGAAATGGGTCATTCTGGTAGAGAATGGGCTTTAGAAAAAGGATTAACTGCAGAACAAATGGGTGATAAAATGATTGAAATGATTGATTATCTATTTACAGTTGATAAAGAATCTAGACCGATGTATACATTGAATAAAGTAGAAACAGCAGAATACGCACAAACAGGAATTGTAGAATAATGAGAAAAGTGGTTATAGCGAGTCCAGTAGCGACTCAAAGTGGTTATGGTCATCATGCACGTGAAATCATAACAAATTTAATTGAACAAAGAGGTTCAGAATGGGATATTAAATTGGTATCATTGCCATGGGGACATACCCCAATGACATACCCAATCTCTACGGATCTGCAACTTAGAATAATTCCATTACCATTAACAGAACAACCAGATGTGTGGGTTCAAATTTCAGTTCCAAATGAGTTACAGCCAATTGGTAAATATAATATTGGCGTGACAGCCGGCACTGAAGGAGATATTTGTCCAGCAGATTGGATCGATAAAATTAATGCAATGCAATTAATAATTGTTCCTAGTAATTTCACAAAACAAGTATTTGTTGATACTGCAAAAAAACACAATAAGCAGTTAATAGTGAATATTGAAGTTATTCCGGAATATTTTGATGAAACTGTGTATACTAACAAAGATGTAACAACATCAATTGATGTGTTAGATACTATTCCAGAATCATTTGCATTTTTATCAGTAGGACATTGGTTACAAGGACAATTAGGTGAAGATAGAAAAAATATTGGTGGGTTGATTCATTGTTTCTTTAACACATTTAAAAATAAAAAAGATGCACCGGCATTAATATTAAAAAGTAGTGGTGCTACCTATAGTATAATGGATAGAATGGATATTGAACAAAAAATCAATATAATTCGAGACCAATTCGGAAATGATAAATTACCAAATGTATATTTGTTACATGGCGATTTAACTGACAATGAAATGAATGCTTTATACAACCATCCTAAGGTTAAAGCAATGGCATCATTTACAAAGGCAGAAGGATTTGGAAGGCCGTTATTAGAATTTGCAACTACAGGTAAACCTATCATGGCACCGCATTATTCGGGTCAAGCAGATTTCTTAAAAGAAGAATTCATATGCAAATTGCCAGGACAATTAACTCCGATCCATGCTACAGCTCAAAATGATTTTTTAATTGGCGAAGCAAAATGGTTTACTCCTGATTATACATATGCAGGTAATATGTTTAGCGAGCTTCATAAAAATTATAAAAAATGGATTGAACCGGCTAAAAGACAAAGATATTTCGTCAATAGCACATTCACTAAAACTGCAGTAGCAAATATATACAAAGATGTATTGAGTGTTGTAGATGAAGCCATATCGAGTATACCAAAAGCGGTTGAATTAAAATTACCGGAATTGAAAAAGATCCAATTGCCTAAATTACAAAAGGTTGGAGAATAGTATATAATTTCATAATATAGTTATATGAGAATAACATATGCGATAACAGTTTGTAATGAGTTCATTGAGATTCAGCGTTTAATGCAATTTTTGCTTCAGCATAAACGCATACAAGATAACATAGTCGTTTTATACGATGAAGCAAATGGTGATCCCGCTGTCGAACAATTTCTCAGGACTCATTCATCTAATGGTGAATTTGCCTGGCATAAATCAAAGTTCGATAAGCACTTTGCAAATTGGAAGAATAAATTAAGTAGTCTCTGTGATGGAGACTACATCTTCCAAATTGATGCTGACGAACTACCTACGGAATATATATGTAGACTACTTCCTGATATATTAAAAGTAAATCCAGATGTAGATGTATTAAAAGTACCTAGAATCAATACAGTAATTGGACTAACAGACGAACATGTTAGTAAATGGCATTGGCGAGTTAATAAAGACAATTGGATCAATTGGCCAGATTATCAATGGAGAGTATATCGAAATACGCCATCAATTACCTGGGTAAATCGAGTACATGAAGTGTTATCCGGATTCAATACAGTTTCACATTTACCAATGGAAAAAGAATTTGCATTAGAACATCACAAAACAATCGAACGTCAAGAAAAACAAAATAATTATTACAATACATTATGATTGAAAAACAAAATATATCTGGATTAGTAGGTAATCATGTAGCACCATATATATACAATGCAAAGACATTTATTCCTGGTAAGACTACAATATATTATTCTGGACCATATTGGGATAATGCTGAAACTGAAGCTGCAATTGATACATTTTTAAATGGAAAATGGATAACGACAGGAGAACGTGTTTATAAATTTGAATTAGAATTTAGTAAGCGATTTAATGTTAAACATTCACATATGGTTAATTCAGGTAGTTCGGCCAATCTAGTTTTAATTGCTGCTCTTAAAAAGAGATTTAATTGGGCTGATGATGATGAGGTTATTGTTTCTCCTGTTGGGTTTGCTACTACAATATCAGTATTATACCAACATAGACTCAATCCAGTATTTATTGATATTGAATGGGAAACATTAAACTTTGATTTAAATTTATTAGAACAAAAAATTACTTCTAAAACAAAAGCAATATTCGTATCACCAGTATTAGGTAATCCACCAGATATTAAAAGATTGTTAGAAATTTGCGAAAAATATGATTTAAAACTTGTTGGCGATAATTGTGATAGTTTAGGATCTAAATGGGATGGTAAATATTTAAATGAATATTACGTAGCATTTTCTAATTCATTTTATCCAGCACATCATATATCAACTGGCGAAGGTGGTATGATTTGTACAAATGATGACGAATTAAAAAAATTATTTGTTTCTATTAGTTGGTGGGGTAGAGATTGTTATTGTATCGGATCTTCTAACTTATTATCGTGTGGTACTTGTGGTAATAGATTTGATAAATGGCTAGAAAATTATGATGGTGTTATTGATCATAAATACGTTTTTTCGGAAATGGGATATAATCTTAAACCATTAGATTTGCAAGGTGCAATTGGCTTAGAACAATTAAAAAAATTAGATGAAATAGAAGAACGCCGACGAATCTCAAAAAATAAAATTACTGAGATATTTTTAAAGTATATACCTAATTTATCAATACCAGTAACATTAGATCAAGCAGATCCTTGTTGGTTTGGGACTCCATTTATATGCGAAGCTGATGGATTGAAACATCAATTGGTTCAATATCTCGAAGATAATAAAATACAAACTAGAAATTACTTTGCTGGTAATATTTTATTACACCCAGGATATTCATTCTTAGGAGATGCATCTTTATATCCGGAAGCTAATAAAGTTCTAGATAAAGTATTTTTTATAGGTGCAGCTCCGCATTATACACAGGAAGTATTTGATTATATAGAATCTGTAATTAAAGAATTTAAATATAATGGATAACATATTAGTATTAGGAGATGGGTTATTAGGTCAGGAATTGGTTAAACAGACTAATTCTGATTATATATCGAGATCGAATAATAACATTGATATATTACACATAAAACAATGGTCACATTTAATAAAAAATTCATATGATACGGTTATTAATTGTATTGCATATACTGATACATATGGGTTAGATATGCAAACTGCGTGGGACGTTAATTTAATTGCCCTTAATGATTTAATCGATGTGTGTAATAATACTAATAAGAAACTAATTCATATATCAACAGATTATATATATGCAGGTTCAGTATCAAATGCATCTGAACAAGATGTGCCAGTACATTTACCAACATGGTATGGTTATACTAAATTAGTTGGGGATGCATTAGTTCAATTAAGGAGTAATGATTATTTAATTTGTAGATTATCACATAAACCGAATCCATATCCATATGATAATGGATGGATTGATATGCGTACAAATTGTGATTCAGTAGACGTTATTTGTAATTTAATTATAGATTTAATAAAAAAACAAGCAACGGGTGTTTATAATATTGGTACTGAATCTAAAACTATATACGACTTAGCAATAAAAACTAATAAAAATATTGTAGCATCAAATAAGCCAAAACATGTCCCGGCTGATGTTACGATGAATATTAATAAATTAAAAACTTTTTTAAAATAGAATATATATTATGAACATCAAATCGTTTAATAGAGATTATTTTTGTTATTTAATTCCACAGAGAACTAGAATAACAACCGAGTATCAATTATCATATGAAAGTCCTCAGGATGATATTGATAATGCATTAACTAAAATGATGATTAAAGATTATGATATGATTAAATCATATTTACCAGAAACATGTAACAATATATTAGATATTGGTTGTGGATTAGGATTAATTGACATTGCATTATATCATCATTATAAAGATCCAATTAATTTATTTTTGTTAGATAAAACTAATGACATAACTGAAGATACTCATATCCGCGGATTCAATAAAGAATATGTTTTTTATAATTCTATGGATTGTACTAAAAACACATTACAAACAAATGGTGTAAATGAATCTGATATAATTGCATATGAAGTTAATGATGAAAATTTAACTAAATTATCTGAAAATAAATTTGATGTAATATTAAGTTTGCTTTCATGTGGATGGCATTATTCAATTGAAACATATGTAGATTTGATTAAAAATACATTATCAAAAAATGGTGTTTTGATTTTAGATATTAGACACGATACTGGACAATTAGAATATGCTAAACAACATTTTGATTTAGTTGATGTAGTTATCAATACAGCAGAGTCTAAACATACCGGTGGTACTATTGGCGATCGATATATTTTTAAATTAAAGTAATAATGAAAAGTATATTAATAGTTTCGCACGGCTTCCTAGGGGATGGAATCTTAGCCGGATCATTAGCAGAAAACTGTAAAGATAATGGTTATGATCGTGTAGATATGTTAATTGGATTCCCACAGATTCTTCAATTGTTAAGAAATAATAAATCAATTGACAATGTATATATTGAATCTGTGGGATCGCACCCACAAATACCGGAATGGGTATTAAGTAATAATTATGATGTTATTTATACAATAGATCATTTAGTTTTCAATGAAAAGCCAATTGATACGTTTAATAAAACATTGCAGTTAGATAAATTAAATTACTCATATAAATTATACGTACCCGAAGCAGATTTATCAGTTGATAATGGAAAACTAAATTTAGCATTTCAAGCAGATTGGATTAACCGTGCATATGGACCAAATAATTCTGCTAGAAATGTACAACATGTTATCGAACGATTATCAGATAAATATAATGTTTTTTTAGTGGGTGGTGATACACATTATAATATTAATGAAGAAACTCCAATAACATTTTTAAAACATTGTGCGTTGATACAATATTGTGATTTATTTTTTGGATACCCTGGCGGTATGCATTGGATAGCTGGTGGTGTGGGTACTCCGACTGTTTGTACTTCTGAACATGTATTACAACATTATACAAATAATGGAGAATTTAAACAAGATACATTTACAGAATTTTGTGAACAATGGATGGTACATACTAGTAAACATTTTCCAGATCAACAACATATTTTATTAGAACCATACATAAGTGATAATGATATTATTACATATTTAAACGACACTATATATGAAACTATATTACAGAGTAAGTAATAATTCCAATGATAAACTTAAACTAGAAGGTATAAGTAAAGAATTGTGTTTAAAAAATGCGTTAATACATTTTCAGCCATATGTTGAAGAATTTTTAATTGTTGCTGACAATGTAACCGATCCAAGTTTAATTGATTACTTGCATGAAATTGATAATACACATCATAATGTAAATATTGAATATACATCATTAGGTAATGCTGGATCGTTTTGGCACTTATATCAAAAAGCATTAACATTGCCTGATGATACTCAAGTTTATTTTTTAGAAGATGATTATATACATAAAGACAAATCATTTACGGTGTTAACAGAAGGATTGCAACGAGCTGATTATGTAACATTGTATGACCATTTAGATATGTATACTAATCATTCTGAAGGTGGAGATAATCCATATATCGAACATGGAGGTGAGATTACTAGGGTTATATTAACACCATCATCTCATTTTAAATTAACAATATCAACTACACTAACATTTGCTACTACAGTTGAAACACTTAAAAATGATTTTGATATATGGAATCATTTTACGGGTGGTATACATGTTAGTGACTTTCATGCATTCGTTGCATTAAAACAAAAAGGGAAATCTTTAATAACATGTATCCCTGGCTTATCTACACACGCCTGTATTGGCTATTTAAGTCCATTAACTGATTGGGAAACTGAAATGAAACAATATATATGAAACACGTATTTTTATTAGGATATAATGCAGTTGATTATTTAGATTCTTGGCTAAATATGAAAAACTACAATGATATTAATTTTTACTTTATAGATAATGGCAATCAAACATTGCCAACCAATATACAAAATATACACCATTATACTACAACAAAGAATTTAGGTTGTGCTGGAGGTTGGAATTTAATTTGTGATATTGCATTTAATACATTAGGATTAGATCAAGTAATTATCGGAGAAGAGGATGCAATATTCAATCAAGAAATGATAGATAATGTATGGAACTATTGTACTCCAGATAGAATGATGACTACATATGGTAATGGATTTGGATATGCGTTATTTTGTATACATCGAGAAACATTTGAGAAGGTAGGTAGATTTGATGAAAATATTATGTTTGCTGCATGGGAAGATGCTGATCATAAAGTGAGATGTGCTAAACAAAATGTTGAAGTATTTTGTATGGAAGTAGATCCATCACTTAATGGTAGTAGTACATCACACGATGCCAATTCTCCTAGAAATAGTATACACGAACATAATAAACAATACTTTATTTCAAAATGGGGTATGGATTTTCAAAATAATTCTATATATTATGATATACCATTTAATGGAAATCCTGTATATGAGTTTGATCCAGAATTAGAACGACATTATGGTAAATTAACAGAATTTCCATCAGTAACGGAATATAAAAATTATAAATTAAAACTAAATAATATATGAATGTATTTATAGATTGCGGAGCTCATTGTGGTGAGTCTATTTTAAGGGCTAAGAGCCAATATGGTCTAGATACTAGAATTATATCATTTGAGCCTATACCATACTTTGCTAATGAACTTAGTAAGATATGGGAATCAGATGATAATGTAGATGTAGTAAATGCAGCTGTTTGGGTTGAAGATGGAATAAAAAACTTCGAAGTATCAACAGTAAATACCGACGGATCATCATTATTCGATTTACCAATTACAGAAAATGAATATTTGAGTATACAAGTAAATACATTTGATTTTTCTAAATTCTTACAACAATTTAAAACTAAAAATTTCAAATTAATTGTTAAGTTCGATATTGAAGGTGCTGAATATCATGTTTTAAATAAAATGATTGAAGATCAGACTATTAACTATATTGATGAATTTTGGGGAGAATGGCATGATCCAAAAACTGATGAACAAGTTGAATTACAACAAAAAGTACATAGTTTTTTAAAAGAAAACAATATTGTATTTAATATATGGGAACAACACATTCCATTGGTAGGAAAGTCCCATGAATTACTAGTAGATAGACCTAAATATTTAAAAGATATAATATGATACGAATATTTCAAAGACATTGCAATTTTTCTTCTAATTCTCATACTAAACCTAGACCTGATTGGTTTGATAGAGAAAAGATATTTGATTCTTTTATTTCAACATTAGATTCACGTGTTGAATATACAGCATTTCATGATTCAGGCAATGGGGAACTTTCAAACCATTTTCTAAATAATAAGAATGTAAATAAGGTATCAAAACCAGGAGGTAATGATGCACAATCATTTTTAAATTTATTAAATTATGTAATCGAACAACAATATGAAGATGATGATATAATTTATTTTCTCGAAGATGATTATTTGCACAAATCAGGATGGATTGATATTTTATTAGAAGGATTTGAGTATATAGGTGCTGATTATTATACATTATATGATCACCCGGATAAATATTATCTTCCTATGTATTCAAATTTACAATCTAAAATTATTGCTACACCATCTATACATTGGAGAACTATACCATCAACTACTAATACGTATGCATGTAAATTTAAAACACTGAAACAGCATTTTGATATACATGTACAATATTGTGATTTAGAAGCAAAGTGGACAAAGGATCATGATAAATTTACACATTTATGGAACATTGGATCTAATTTAATATCATGTATACCAGGATATTCAACCCACGTTGAATCTAACATGTTATCACCTACAATTAATTGGGAGAATTTATGATATCAGTAATAATACCAACATATAAAAGTCCAGAAGCGTTAGATTTGTGTTTAAAATCAGCAATTACTGGTCAACGTAATAAAAATCAAATAATAGTTGTTGTCGATGGGTTCTATGACTTAAATAAACCGGTATTAGACAAATGGATTGATTCAATTGATATATTGACATTAGAAACTAATCAAGGGCTGTGTCGAGGAACTAACCTAGGTGTATACAATGCGATACATGATAAAATACTTATTGTGAATGATGATAATGTATTTCCTCAATTTTGGGATACAACATTAGAAGAAGAATGGATGGATGGTTGGGTTATCTCTCCTAATCAAGTAGAACCATATCCATCAATGTTCAGTCAGTTTATAATTGAAGATTTAGGAACAGATCCATCGACATTTGATTTAGAAAAGTTTTGGTTGTTTGATTATCATTATGCATCTGGCGATAAAACAGAATTAAATGGTTCGACACTTCCTATTTTTATGTCAAAAATTGATTATTTACGTGTTGGTGGTTGGGATGAAAATTATGAAATGGGTATGGTAGCTGATTGGGACTTTTTTCTAAAATGCCAATTAAGTGGATTGAAGATGGTTCGAACATGGACTTGTCATTTTTATCATTTTGCATCTATATCTACTAATGGAGAACGAAGACAACAAGCAGAATCTGCAGGACATGAATATGCAAAATACAAATGGGGTAGTTACATTAAACATAATCCGGATACTAATTTAAAATATATTTAATCATATTTATTATAAAAGGATAAATATGAAACGTTTCATGAAAAGCATGTTAACAGATTGTCATAGCGGAGAAATTTCTTCAAAGCGAGTGATTACATTTGTTGGATTTTTTTGTGTATTAATTATGATGGTATTAACATGTTTCTCAAAAGCAGTAGCACCAGCACCGAGTTTATTAAATGTAGTTGAAGTTATTGTTATTGCTGCAATGACCGGCAGTACAGCTGAAAAGTTTTCGAAACACAGAAATGTAAGTGCACCTACCAAACCTAAAGACGAAGAACCAATAATATAATAAGGATAAAATGAGTTTAGACACAACAAAAATTAAACAAGTTCCATTAAAAGAAACTCAGTATTTTAAAGCAGAAGCTGAGAAAAAACAAATAGTATTACATCACACTGCTGGTAATTCATCAGGTGTTAATACAATTAGCAATTGGAATACTGATGATAGAGGTAGAATTGCAACTTGTGTAACAATTAGTGGACCAGGTAATAAACAATCATTAGATGGCGATATTTGTCAAGCATTTTCATCTAAGTATTGGGCATATCACTTAGGTGTTAAACAAGAAGTATTTAGAGCATATAAAGTACCTTACACTGAATTAGATAAGCATTCAATTGGTATTGAGATATGCAATTGGGGTCAATTAGATGTTGTTAACGGTAAGTATTATAACTATGTTGATAAAGAAGTACCTGCAGACCAAGTTACTACATTAGATACTCCATATAAAGGATATAAACATTTCCACCGTTATTCAGATGCACAAATCGAATCGGTAAAACAATTATTATTGTATTGGCGTGATCAGTATGATATTGATTTAACATTTAACTACGATCAATGTTTTACGGTTAATACTAAAGCATTAAAAGGTGAAAATGGATTATTTACGCATAACAGTTATAGAAAAGACAAAATGGATATTTATCCTTGTCCTAGAATGATTGAAATGTTAAAAACATTGTAATGAATTATAAATACATATTCCTATCATTGAGTTTGTTTTTGATAGGTCAGATAATAGTATGGGCCCAGGTAAATGGGCCTTTGCTATGGGATTGGGCTAAGCAATACAAATTTATGCTAATGCTATTAGGAGTCCCTATTACTTGGTTGTTTATGGAAGCAACCAAATTTGCTGTAATAGGTTTTAGTGGACAATTCTGGCCAGGTAGATTTTTATCATTTGCTGCTGGTATATTCATATTCACGTGTATGACGTATATATTTCGACACGAACCGATTACACTTAAGACAGCAGTTTCATTATGTTTAGCATTTGGACTGTTATTAGTGCAGCTCTTTTGGAAATAAACATATTTATTAATAAAATTAATTAGAATATATTATATTATGAAACATCAAGCAACAAATTCTAAACAAACTTTATCAGAAGTAAAACAACTGATGAAGATTGATGAATTTAAAAGAAAAACAAAAGCAAAGCAATATCCAGATGGATTAGGTAGAATATTAGAGTTTTATGCAAAATCACAAACACAATATGAACCTAATTTTAAACCAGAAAAACCATGGGCTGATACTAGAGCTGAAAAGGTGTTAAAGACACTTGGAGCAAAACCATTTAGAGTAGGTATCAATCCACATGGATATGAATTAGATGTTAGAGATGTTGCTACTGGTAAAGAAGATCGATTATGGTTTTATGTTGGTGGTGAAGTATATTCTACCAATTCTAGTAGAACATTGGGATATATCGCAAAAGGCAATACAATTGAAATGTGGAATGATATTGGTTCTGAGAAAACAGAAGCAGGTTTTAAAGTTGGAACAATTACATTAGCAAATGGTAAAGCTACATTTAAATCATCTGGTAAAGGTAAAACATCAAAAGAATCCGACAAGGAAAAAGAGCCAGCTGAGCAACGAAGTAAAGTATTAGATGTTATTCAGACAGCATTGGATTGGTTAGGATTAATACCAGGTATTGGTGACATTTTAGATGCGGTAAATGGTGCGTTGTCATTTATAAGAGCATCATTAGCAGAAACTAGCGAATTACGAAATGAATTTTTATTTGATGGATTTTTATCATTAATTGCAATTATACCAATTGTTGGTTCCGCAATTAAATTATCAATGAAACCAGTAATGAAGGCAGGTAAATGGTTTATTAACATGTTAACTGCAGCAAAAGATGCAAACAAAGCATTAGATTGGGCAGGTTTAGTTAAACGAGGTGCAATAACACCAGAGCAATTAGCAGATCTAGGATCGGGGTTGCAACATGTATCTGGATTGATAAAAAGCGGGACAAGTAAAATTAATGACATACCATTCGTACCAGCAGATGTAGAAAGAGAAATTGTTAAAGAATTGAATTACATGGCTGATTGGATTGCTATGAATGGTAAACATATTGATGAAATGACTGACATGGCTAAAAAGAATAAATTACCATTCGGCGGAGTTCCAAAAACAAATAAATTTGTAAAAGCTGGGGAAGACACAATTGTTGCAGCTGCATCAAGAGTTGGGTTTATTAGAAAATTTGGTAACGCACTTACATTAGGTATATATCCTAGATTAAAAAAATTACCATGGTTTCCTGATAAAAAATTAAAACAAGTAGCAAATGCAATGGAAACTAGATTTATTCGAGATTTCAATGATCCTACAAAATTAACTGCTTTGTTAAAAACATCAGCAAAAAATAGTGAAATGATTAAGAGTATGAATTCAATACTTAAAAGTCGATTAAAACAACTACCACGTGCTGAGCAAAAAAAAATAATTGATATGTTAGTTCAAAATAAAAGTATACAACGTATTAAAACAGGTACGCAAAAAATGGTTGATGATGCTGGTAATGCTATTGTTAATCCAAAAACCGGTGCACCGATAGTAAATCCAGTATATACATATCAGATACCAGATAATATTTCACCTGATGCATTAAATAACATGTTAACTAGATTACGATCTGATAAAGCAGGTTCTGGTATGTATGATGCAATACAATTATCGATAACAAAACAAGCAATGGAAACAGATTCTCCATTATGGAACATGTATATGACAGATCGTTTAAATAATATAAAAGCTGTATTAAGTAGTGATATGATTGATGGTGGTTCTTCATTATTAAAACAACTACAAGTAGATTGGGCAAAAAATGCTGATATCATATGGAACGAATTAACAGATTTCCGAGAAAAAATGAATTGGTCAGATGAAGAAGATGTAAATGGTGTATTATTACCTATAATAACAATGGGTGTTAAAGAATGGTTGCCAGGTAAATATGACACAGTTAAAACATGGAGAGATAATTTAAATAAAGTTAAAGATACTCCATTAGGTAAAACAGTTGAAGACATCATAACAGATGAAACTGAAGATGCATATAATCCATCAGATTTAGGTAAAGGTGGAACTGGTGGTTCATATAAATAATATTTCTATAAATAGGAGTAGATATGCAAAGTAGAGGTTTAGGAGATGATATTAAAAAAATAACCGCAGCAACTGGTTTAGATAAATTATCAAAACGAATTGCACAACTATTAGATGAAGATTGTGGTTGTGATGAGCGCCAAGAACGATACAATAAACGCACAGAGAATATGTGGCCGTATAAAAATAGAAATAAGGATAAACAATAATGGCAAAAATAAGTAAATCAGGAATTGGAAATGGTAATACAATTCAAGCTGAACATATAACTAGAATCATCGATGCATTGGATGGAACGGGTTCTGCTGATATAGTTGCTACCGGTTCATTTACAGGATCATTTGTTGGAGCTGGGGCTGGTTTAACTGGGGTTGTAAGTTCTAGTTATAGTGTATCGGCTTCATATGCAACATCGGCAAATCAATCAATCAGCTCTTCGTTTGCAGTGTCAGCAAGTTCGTCGGTATCAGCATCATATTCAGCAACTGCTAATACAGCATCATATGCATTAAATATTGCAAACGGATTAATAATAACAGCATCGTCAGTATCAGCATCTTTTATTGGTAATGGATCTCAACTTATTAATTTAGCTGCTACAAGCATATCAGGGTCAATAACAGCATCTAATTTAGGAACTGGTTATGTAGGCAGTGGAAGTAAAGTTTTAGCTGATAACAATACTTGGATAACATTGCCAGGTAGCACAACTAGTAATTCGGTATATGTTAGTACAACTGGAAATGATTCTACTGGTACTAGAAATGATTTCACTAAACACTTTTTGACATTAGAAGCAGCAAGAAATGCAGCATCATCTGGCGATTTAATCATAGTATATCCAGGAACATATACAGTCACAACTACAGCAAGTTTTGGTGTAGCAAAAGATGGAGTTAGTTATTATTTTCAGCCTGGGACTATTATAAATAAATCTTCATCAGGTGATTTATTTAATGAAACTGGTTTTACTAATTCAT